ACGACCTAGACGCCGACCCCAACAACGTGGTGAGGATCATGGTCATGCTACAGGACTGGGAGCCCGGGCAGTTCATCATGTATGGCAATGAACAGTTCGACAGATGGCGTACGGGAGACATCCACAAATTTGATTGGCCCAACATTCCACACGCAACGGCCAACGCCAGCAACAAACCCAGACCCATGTTGGTAATCACTGGTGTGATGACGGACAAGACCAGAGATATATTATCAAAGCCAATCAAGAAAAAGATATAGACCTAAAGTTTACAATAATATAATATAGTTGTATGAACAAAAAAATATTCGCCCAATTATTGGCATACAGCCAAAACGATCTAACAAAGATAACACAACCATACATCTTGGATACATTTGGTGTGTCAGTGAAAAGATGCGACACACTCGAACAATATGCTGAAGCCATAGATGATGCCTGCCTGCACAAATACTTCTCCAAGTACTGGCAGAACGACATGAAGAAGTGGAAGTACTCGGGTGTTGCCTTGATAGATGAGGTCAACAGTCTCAAGCCCAGGGCAGTGCTTGATGTTGGATGCGGCTACAACGAGTTCAAGGGCAAGATACATAACCTGATCGGCATAGATCCCTACAACGATCGAGCGGACCTACAGGTCCGCACACTGGAGTACAAGACGGATCAACGGTTTGACGTGATCATGTGTCTGGGTTCAGTGAACTTTGGTAGCCGGGACAAGATAATCGAGGAAGTGTCGAGATGTGTAAACCTGCTAGCGGAAGGAGGCTCCATGTTCTTCAGGGTCAACCCAGGAATACAACACGACAAACCCGAGGCCCGATGGATAGAATTTTTCTCCTGGAATGTACCATTTATCATAGAATTGGCAGAAATATTCAATTTACAGGTGCTTGATATAAGGGATGACACAAATTCACGCAAATATTTTGTCTATAGGAAAAAATCACAGTAGACTTATGCTAGAATTGTGCTACAATAAAGTGTAAATACCTAGTATATGCAGAAACACACACGAAGTCTTCTAGAAGAATTAAGCTCTATGCCTCTGAAGAGAGACAAAGAAGAGGTTGTCGAAAGCAGGGCCTCTCACATCCTAGAATCAGCCATAAGGCTTATGACGTACATCAGAGAGAACTTTGACCAGGACACTGCATTCAAACTAGAAAAGAAATTCAACTCAGCACTTAAGAACATGGATGCCAGCAAGTTCTCGAAAGGCGTTGCACGTATCAAAGAGAATAGAGATGTAAAAGAGAACGTGCTTAAAATCAAAGACGGCGAATACAAAGAGGACTAACCAATGTTGATAGAAGATGTCCTTACCGAATTCAAGAGGACGCATCTAGAACACATAGAGGATATCATAATCACTGACGGCCATGAAGGCGGCAGGGCAGTGATTGAATTCTTTAGGGGACTATTACTAACACTCAAAGGTGCCAGCTCAGAAGCAGTCAAGGTATCGGTCAAGTGGGACGGCGCACCAGCAGTGGTGTGTGGTGTCAATCCAGACAATGGCAAGTTCTTTGTCGGGACCAAATCAGTATTTGCCAAGGCCGCAAAGATCAACTACACCAAACGAGATATAGCAAACAATCACGGTACAGATGACCTAGGACAGAAACTTTTGAAGTGCTTGGTACATCTCAAGAAACTGGGCATGACCGGAGTTTACCAAGGAGACCTACTGTTCACGGACGAGGACATCACACGCAAGAACATAGATGGCAAGCCCAACCTCACATTCACGCCCAACACCATCACATACGCGGTGCCTGAACAATCGGACCTGGGGAAGCAGATAGACAGGGCCAAGTTGGGTATAATATTCCATACCACATACGTGGGCGACACACTGGCCACCATGGACGCACAGGCGGGCGCGGACGTTGACTCGTTCACCCGATCACCGGACGTGTTCTTCGACAATGCCACCTACAAGGACGTGTCGGGCTCGGCCAAGTTTACAGACGCGGAGACCCGACAGTTCTACAACGGCATCGAGAAACTGGAGGCACTGCTTAACAACGTGCCAAGAAACCTCGCCAGCGTGTTGGGACAGAACCAAGACTTCGTGCCCATGTTCCAGATGTACATCAACGCCCGGGTCAAGGAAGGCGAACTACCAAATGATGCCAACAAATTTCTGCTAGGCTTTAAGAAATTCTACAACGACAGGATGCAACAGCAGATGTCAGGCCTAAAGGCACAGCGGGCCTTACAACTGAGACAGGACAAGATGAAACAGATGCCCATATTCCTCAACAGGACCAAGAAACCACTTCAGGCCATGCTGACGTTCTACCGAGCGGTGCAGACCATGAAGGCTTTCGTACTGAGGAAGATGAATCAAGCACAGGCCATAGGATCTTTCCAACAGACGGATTCGGGACTGGAGGTCACCGAACCTGAGGGATTCGTTGCTGTGGACAAGTCGGGTAGTGCGGTCAAGTTGGTTGACAGATTGGGATTCTCTAGAAGAAACTTAACTGCCATCAACAAATTCAAAAAAATCAACTAGAGTCTTATTGACCTGTAAAGATAATTTTCCTTTATCAAAGAAGGTTTCCTGATTGTGTTTTCTTAACGACTTCGAGTTAAGGTATAGATCTTGCGCATTCAACATCTGCACCTGTCGTATGGTTTCTGTAATTTTATGCACTTTTCTATCCTGGTTTCTTTCAAGGTCGTAAGTTTCATCGAAGTATTTTGAAAATGTCTTGAAACCCATTTCTCTCAGTTTCTGCAGATACAAATGATTTCCATGCACAACAAAAACATGTCCTGCTATGATAGGTTTCCATATTTTTTCAGTCATAAACACCTCGTAATCGTTGTCGTTAGTTTCTGAAACTATAGAGCACACAGTGTCGTTGTATGGTAGTTCATATAGGTCTTGATCCATACCCCAACGTGGGTAATTTCCCCAACGTGGAAAATTGTTAAAACTCTCATCATTGACCCATGGTAGTTCATAGACCGATGGCAGTGTTATTGGAGGTTTTAACCCCAGGAAGGTTGTTAGGCTTTTATCAATCAACTTCTGCTCTTGGAGACTTTGAAATAACATAACTCTATGTTTTCTAGGAAACTTGTTTAGATAAAGGAAATCATATTTCTTATAGTTACTGTGGTCGAAATGGAATTCAACTCCTTTATGTTTATGAAACATGAAACTCCAAAACCATGAAACACCGCCCGTCCATAAGTGATAGGGATAGGGCATATCGATATCCTTGAGTTTCTCACCAGTTAAGAAGACTTGATTTTTTATGTTATCCATGGATTCCCATGGATTAGCGATTATGAATTTGAATCCCTGTTGGTGTAAGATTTCCAGTCTAGTTTTCAAATCCGATTGATAGGTTTCACTTTCTATCAACCTATTGGTGTGTATCCTGTAATCTATCAAAGCCAATTTACGATCATATGATTCTAGATCGTAATTGTGAAGTGTGTAATATTCACCGGTCATATCAAAAGTCTGATTATGTAGGCTGTGAAGATTTATGAAATTTTCGTAGGATAGATGATCGCCAGTCTTCATCACGTCGGTTAATATAAAATTACGTTGCATCGTATCTATAAATATGAGTATGCTTACACCATTTTTAAAGTATGTATCTGAAGGCAAGGTGATAAGGCGACATAGTGACTTAGAAAGGTTTACTTTCCCAGAGGTGACGGAGAGGATATACCTCAGTTTCCTGGCACTAGCACTGATGAGCCAACACAAGGACACGGCCGGTTTCGTCAAATCATACGCGGACCAGACCATGGCAAAGGGCACGTTCGACCAGGTCCGGATGATCAACAACGACCTAGCAAACATGCTGGCCATTGTAGCGGGAGATCCAAACATAACCAAGAAACTCAAGAACAAGAACCAGGCGCAGGCCATGAGGCAGAGGCAACCGGTGCCGGTGATGGCCTTGAGGAGGTACATGAGATCATGGGAGGACCACTACCGGAATCTCACCCAACTGGAACGGGCCTTGAACATAACAGATGCCAACCTCAAGAACATCAGGAGGTCAGTGGCCAACTACAACAGGTTTGAATCCAGACTCAAACTACAGACACTCCACAGGCTACAACAACAGTTGCAGGCCAAACTGCCCAACACCGATATACTGAAGAAATTCAAGGAACTATAATGATGATCGAATACATCTGTGAACAATGCGGCTGTGAACAGCACTGTGGCAAGTCTTGTACCGAGTGCCAGGATTGCCCAGATTGCAGATGTAAGCAGTGTAAAAGGAAGAAATGACCTATCCAACAGGCAGAGACTTCTGGGTGGCCTACCATGGACAGCACACCAAACCCACATTCATCGAAAATGCCGGTGATGGACAATCAGAACTGAGGCGCGAGGCCTACAAATACATAAAATCATGGCGTAGTTGCGTTGACGCCGGTGCCAACGTGGGCATGTGGACCAGGAGCCTGATGCAGGACTTCGAACAGGTACACTGCTTCGAGCCCAATCCGGTATTCGCGGAGTGCTGGCGCAGGAACATACCCTCGGATCAGAACGCGGTGCTACACGAAGTGGGACTGGGAGACTCAGAACACACAGCCACTTTTACACAACCACTGCATCAGAAACTAGATCGCACTCCGGGAGACATACACATAAAGACACTGGATAGTTTCGAACTGACTCAAATAGATTTCATCAAGATAGACGTTGATGGTTACGAGGATCTGCTAATCAAGGGTGCCCAGGAGACCATAGCCAAGAACACACCAGTGATCAACATCGAGATGAAACGGGCAAAGAGACCGGAGGTGGTGCGTGTGACGGAGAAGATCTTGAAGAATCTGGGCTACAGGTTGGAAATACGCACGAAAAGTGACGAAGTTTGGCTGAAAACGTAATAATACAGCATAATTTACCAAACACACCCATAAATACATTTAACTTGATGCCTGAGCGGCATCATAGTCATTTAAATCAGATAAAAAGGAGGATTAAAAATGGCAATCAACTCAAACAACAACGCGGTGTTCACAGCGGGTTCAACCACTTTCGGTGATGTAGCAATCGAGTACTTCACAGTTACAGTGAAAGACAGTTCAGCAACAGCAGTAGACATCGACGCGAACACCCACAAGGATGGTATCGTTGACAGAATATTACAAGCGATCCAAACTAGGGGTACAATCAAGTACTACAACGTAACAACTACAAACGGTGTTATCACTGTGGCTGTCGAAAGAGAGACAACATGGGGTGACTCAGACGGAAACGTTGCTTCACCAACTGCTACACCGGCCGCTAACATGCAGACTTACCTACAATCATTGGGTTCAGTTAAATGCAGAGCTAGTTCAACATCAACCACAGAAGATGCTTCAATCGACGTGGGTGGAACTACAGTTGCGGTTGTGGCTAACATCTAATTAGATTAGAAAGAGAAGGAGAATAATACAATGGCTATTACTCAGAACAGATCTACTGATCTAACAAGAAGACAGGCATTCAACGGAAAAGGTTTAACTTTCGTTGAGGTCATCTTTGACGACGCCATCACTGCTTCGGCTACAACGCCAGAAGCTCTTGATTCAGCGTTTGACAAAGTGACTAAGGTTGTTAACAAGAACGGTACACTATTAGCGGCTTCATACAGACTAGCGGCTAAGGCGACTGACAACGACGCGGCTGAAGTGGCGGCGATTGATGCAGATGATTCAATCGACTCTTACCAGTACATCGTTGAAGGTACACCAGGTCAGTACAACAACGCGGACTCAGCCGGTGACATCAACATGGATGTTGACACCACTGTGATCGCTGACGCTGAAGCTGACCTTGAGACTGACATCTTAGCAACACTAAGCATCAGTGACTCAGCAGGTAACGTTCACGTGAAAATCAGAACATTATTACCAGAAGGTGTAACATCTTCAGGTGACGATGCGATCTACGGAATGTTCGACCAAAGGGGTGATGCGTAAGCATAACCACTAGTCAACAGACTGGATTACCAAAAGGGCGGATCTTTAATTGGCTCCGCCCTTTTTTTGTGACTTAAATATCGCTATGAAACATCTACAGGCACGAGGCAACTATCCAGGTTACACCAAGGTCACCATGGCCATGGAGGACATAGTGCCCGCATCCATATATGAAGAGGTGCCTGACGCTGACATTCTAAAGGAAGAACTCAAGGATGGTGCGATGGACCGACCCTTGATGCTGTGGCCCATGACCCAACGGTATTGGAAAGACGTGCACCTAAGGTACTACCGCAGGGGAAACCCCGACCTACCGGAGGTGGCACCCGAGAAGGATGGTGAAGTGCTGGTGGTGTGGAAGGGCAGGCAGAGGTACCAACTGGCTCAGGAGATGGGTTACACACACGTGGACTGTGTGATTGAAAGAGAACAGCACAAGATAGTGGCCATTGCGCAACAGGAAAAGAACAAATAGATGCACGAGTACAGGATACACACCCTGGTGGACATCACCAACAACGGCAACCTCAAGCAGGCGTTCCCGTTCAAGACCGAGGCCGGTGAGGTCATACACGACAAGCACAGTCTGGCAGTAGCTCGCAACCAGAACTCGAACTTCAATACCATGATACAACTGCTACAGATGAGGGGCAACATCACCTGGGAACTGCCACCACAGCGGATCGAGATACAGAGCCTAAAGAACCACATATTCGGATCATTCTACGAGGGCAAGCAGACCACCTGGCACTTCCAGTTCTTCTCTGAACAGGCGGGCGTGTACGGTGACGACACCGATCCCGTGGCACAACTAGTGGAGGACTTCCACCAGGTGCCCATACTGTCGTTCTGCAAGGAGACCGTGACATTCCCCCTGAGCACTTTCGACACCATGACACCCGTGAGCAAAAACACCTACTTTTCATACGCAGGTCCCTTAGATAAATAATTGTATATTAAGGCACACACTACAAAACTTATTAAGGCTAGCACAGGCGATGACACAGGCACAATTCCAGGCTTTAGGAGCGGAGATCAGAGAGATCAAACAGGAGTTGAGAGAGTACATAAGATTAATGAGC